TCATACTTTTCTCCCTGCTGTTTTAAGGTCTTCTTTACTGACCACCATGTAAGGACCTTTGTTATATGCTGGAACAATTGAGTATTGTTTAGATACTTCAATTCTTTCCATTTTTGTTTTGTGGTCGATTGTACCACCGTTACCCATATTCATACTATTTGATAAACTAGGGTATTCTGGTGTTTCTCTAACATGAGGAACACTATCACTCTGAAGTGGTACAGATTTTGTTTTGACTTTTAGTCTGCCGAATCTATACTTAATATAATCATCAAGTGTCATCAATAAAGAATGTAAACCTCTTTGCTTCATATGTTTATTATGAAGTCTAAGGTCTTCTTTGTATTGTGCAAGCTGATTAGCAGAAATGTTTTTCATTCTCTTACTATTCTTTCTTGCATAACCGCTTGATTGATTTGTATAGATTATTGCCATTAAGCCATCGCCTCTACTTTTTCTTCTAATGTTTGTGACTTCTCATCTGAGATAGAGTAATCTCTAACATCTGTGATTTCGTTTTCTATTCTATGTTCTTCAAATGATTTACCGAATACACTTCTATAAAAGTGGTCTCTTGGATTTGGAGACTCGTATGCAATCAATAATCTATTGAAGTTGATATCTACACCGTCATAAACTTCAGGTGATTTGAATTTAAGGTCGCCGTGTTCTTTTAACATTGCAATCCTATTTGTAAAGATATCGTTAGTCTTTTCGTCTAGTGTTTTTTTCTTAGATAAAGAAACATCTTTCTGTTTTGCTTGTTCAAACTCAGCGTAAATCATTTCTTTGTTGTATCTAAATGTTGTTGTCATATAGTCCTTTTCTGTTTAGTGTTAATAATGTCTTAATAGTATCATAAATTGTCAAAAATGGCAAGCCCCTAAAAAAAGCGTGATTTTCCTCGCTTTTTGAGAAAAAAAACTCTCTAGGATGCGCCAGGATAGGCGAATCGAAGCCTTCTAAGGTGTTTGTATAGCCCTTAATGTTCATTGTGTCCAAAGTCTTCTACTCCGCCGTCCCTATCATAATCATCTGGAACAGCCATATTCTCTTGTTTTTTACTCTCTTCCTCTGCCCATTTGTCAAATTCATCAACTTTCTTTTGATTATCTGCTCTTAGGGTTGAGATTGTTGCAATAGCACCGTCCATGTCGCCATCAGCGATTTGGTCTAGTGTCTTATTACAAGCTTCAACTACAATCATTTCGTCAATCATTTTTGGTCCTCTGAGTTCATTAATAGTACAATATAGTGTACGGCTTTTAAAAGGTCTTTTCTATTACGACCATCTTTCTTACCGAACCTACACAAATATTTAATTGCGTTTGCTTGGCAAAAATCTTTATCAATGCCTACACTTCTTAGTAAATCTTGTACTTGTGTACCTTTACTTACTTGAGCATAGTGTTGACCATAAGTACCTTTAATATAAGTACCAATTTCTTGTAGTATTTTATCTTCATTATATTTCATAATTAATCATTCATCCAATCTGTATCTTCTTCGTTATTATTTTTTTCTAATACTTTATCTATCTGTGAGAAGTAACACCAGTTAGAACCAAATGAAACTGCACCAGTATAATTCAGTTCAGTATCATATGTTTTAGCATTTAAACTTGTTGGTAACTCAGCAGCTATATCTGAAGCTTCGGTTGCAATACCGATATTAGTTATAACTCCTTCTCTACCTTTCATATCTTCTATTTTATCGCCTATGTTTATTATCATTAGTGTATCTCCTTAAATAAATATTCTTTATCATAATTAAGACCTAGATTATAACAAATATAACCTGCGTCTTGTTCATTCTCTAAATTCTCACTCTGTAAAATCCATTTGATTGCCTGTTTTCTGTCAACAGCACCTACTTCAAGGTTTAAAGCAACTCTTTCTTCAAATTTATTAAGAGCCTCTTGTTCGTATTGTTTTTCTCTTTCAAATTCTTCATCAGCCCATTTTGAATAGAAGTCCATTTGTTCTTTAAACTTCTCATCTGACCAAGATTTTGATTCTGCCAATACAGTTCTTGCATATGACTTAGAAGTAGCTTGTGATACAGTTTCATACAAAGTACATTCGTCCATGTATCTCTCAAACTGTGCAATAGTTCTTACATCATATTCTAACCAATGTTTGATATCTTCTACCAACATACCAATAAACATATTAGGATTATTTTTCATCTCCTCTTTAGACTTGGTATTAATTTCTTTGATATGATTAATCAAATCAATTTCGTCTTGTCTTATTTGGTTATAATCAGTAGCAGTTATCATTAAGCCGCCTCCATTTCCATGTCGATTACTTCGTCAATGTTGTAAGCGTTGATGTCAACTAAATCAAGTGCAACATCTGATTCTAAGATTTCTTTCTTAGCTTCAGCTTTGCTGATTTCGTTGTTTTTTAATTTCAATAGAACGGCGTCAACAAATTTTTCAGCTTCGTCCCAATAGTAGTTTTTAACTTTAGACATAGTGTGTTTCTCCTTTATTAGTGTTTATAGTGTTCATTAGTAAATCAATAAGGTCATTATACAGGTGTTTTTTACACTTGGCAAGCCTTTTTTCTAATCTTTTTTGCATTATTTGGTGTTTCTTTTGTGTGTAATTCTTTATCATATACACATATCCTACACTAGTTCCACAGTAAAAGCAAGCACTTTTTTCGCTTTTTGGCGCTTTTTTTGAAGTTTTTTTTGAGACCAGGTCTAGGTTTTAGATGGTGCGACAATCTGCACAGCTAGGAAAGTGTTATTTCCAAGCGTTTTTGACCCATTCCATGTCGGATTCGTGAGGATTAGGCTGTCCGTGAAACACGGTTACCAACGATTCGCCATTATGTTCGAAAGTCCAGTTGCCTTTATGATATCTGGTACCAGTTCTATCGTACCATTTATATGATTGTGTCCATGCGTTAGGGAAAGACCTGGTTTCATTATGTTTCATTATGATGTCTGATATGACATTCTGGTCACCTGCCATTTTAAGCCATGTCGGTCTATCGTCCCAAAATGGTTTCCATAGCTTTCTAGTCATTGGTTCATGTTTAAATCTAAACACGCTGGAGTTGAATATCTTGGTCTGTGGATTAAAGTCATTCATACCAACAAAGTCGGCCTTTGGTTCATGTTCAAAGAAACAATCTATGTTGCCTGTAATCACTACATCTAAATCCATGTATAAGGTATCACCTGTTATACCATTATCAGGATGAAACAATTGCATTTTATTCCACCAACCTTGTAAATCATGTAAAGGAAATTGCCTTACATTTATATGGCCTTCTAATACTTTATGAGCTTTTACATTATCAGTAAAACAATAGAAGTTGTGAAGATAGGTACTATGTCTTTGTACCATATTGTACAGTTTTTGAACATAATCAAGTGAATACTTGTCACCATAACAGACACAAGCAAAGTTCTTAAAAGGTCCTTTTAAATTTGTCATATAATCAACCAATTGTATACCGCCCTCATACTCATTATTAAATACATAAATTCCATTAACATTCTTGGCCAGTCCCTATCTTTCCAACCAAAATACACCCACATGAAACAGGCGATTATACTAAAAGACCAACCAACCCATTGTGTCGCAATGTTGGCACTTGATAAAATGTAAACACTTATCATTGCCAATACAAAGCCTAGCCATCTTGCACCATTTAAATCTCTATAGTACCTTATCTTCATACTGTTTTTTAAGTGTTTCATATGCAACACCACTCCCAATTTCTTCAAGTGTAAATTGGTTTTCTACAACGCAATCTATCCACTCTTTGATAATTTGTTTATTTGGTCTCATTGGATTCTCTATTATACTTATATCTGTATTTGATACAGGCGAAGCAATATTATCTATATCTGTAAATGCTGGTATACCTAATTTAATTGCGTCAATAGCTGATAATGACATATTAGTTACCAAAGCATGAGCGCCTTTTAGTTCATCTTTTATATCTGTTCCCCACCACTCATTACCAGGTCGTGGTTTGTTTCTCATTCTGATTGGTCTGTCTGTATATTTTAATAATTTATTACCTGTTTGTGTAATCCATTCTTCTTGTGACATATGATTTTGTCTAAATGTAACAGTAGGAGATGAAGGACATAATAAAATATAACCGTCATTATTTTTCCAATCTTCTATACTTGTATCAACACCTCTATCTTTTAAATCTTCGTATCTATCACCATTACCTGGTGCCATAATTTGTGTGTGAATATGACCTTTAATAATTCTAAAGTATGTACTATCTGGTTTATGAATAATTGGATTAGGATATCTTGTAATTTGGTCTGTAATGTAACCCACATCTACATACCACCATTCTTCACCAAGTCTTTCACACTCAGCTATTTCAGGTATATTAGAACCTGCTAAACCCCAAAAGAAGTGTATATTTCTATCTTCATCTTTCCAACCTTTTTCTATATAAGGCCAAATTTGGTGAGATAAACATTGTTGCCATTTAATCTTATGTGTTACTAACATACTTCCACGCCGTTCCGTCTTCAATCTCTGACATTGTAAATTGATTTGCTAATAATGAATCTATCCATTCTTGTCTATCGCCACAATATAAAGGGTCCTTTATTTGTGATAAGTCTGTTAATGATACCGGTAAACCCATTGATTCATTAGCACAAAAGCTAGGTACACCTGACATTATAGATTCTATAACTACAGTTGATTGATATGATACTGTGCAATAGGCATTCTCTAAATCTTTTTCTAATGATACTTTACTATCTTTAGTTCTAATTTTAATTTCTTTTCTAGTATGTTTCTTTATTTCTTTTAAAGTATTCTTTTCCCAATCTCTATTAAAATAATAATATGCTCTTACATGGTCACTAGGGGGTATAAAAAGAATATAATCACCCTCGTACTGCCAAGGTTTCATATGTACAAAGGGTCTATACTTTTCTATTCTCTCATAATCAGGTTTATTCAACTTCTTAATATCTCTAATATGAAAATAGTTTTTAGTTAGTCTATATACTTTTTCACCAACTTCTCTGGATACATTATGTTTATTACCAAACAAATAAGCATGGTCAAAGAAATAAAAGTCTTGGCCATCTCTACTACATTCTTCTACTAATTGTCCTGTACCACGCAACATACCAAATACAGCAACTGGTCTTAAAAAGTTACGGTTATAATCCCACATTGTAGTTATGTATGGTTCAACACTATTACCAGGTCTTTTGTATAAATTACCTTTAGCACTTTTAACTAAAGCTCTAACAGGTATATCTGTACTTTCTCTTGTTTCAAATCCGTCTATCATATTTGTTGCTCTTTATAATATTCTAGCCATTCGTCAGCATAATCAACCTTATTGTAATCAGCAAACCAAGGACCGCCCTCTGTAAAATGGACATTCTTAACATCTTCTTTCTTTTTATATTCGCCAGCTAACCAGTTCCATTCTAATGGTAAATCACCAATTAGTTCTTCACTTTCTAACCATTTATATTGATGTAGTTCTAAACCACTTGCCTTATTTACATAATCAGGTGTAAGAGTTGTACACTTCTTACAATTCATTAACATAAAACTAGACCAGTTCTTTTTAGGATAAGCTGTTTGTATTTGACCTAAAAACTTTGTTTTCTCTTTTGGTGTATAATCATGTTTGCAAACTTGAACAGCATACTTGTCATCTCTTAAACGCCATAGTTCATTAATGTCAGCCTTCATTAACATATCGCAATCCATAAACAATGCCCAACCTTGATAATTCATAAGGTGTGGTATTATGAATCTACTAAATGAAAACTCTGTACTAGATAATGCCGTTCTTTCTCTGACAAAATCATCTTTGATATTTTCTAAGTAAATAGGTGTAATAGCAACAGGCTTACTTGAATTCTTTAATATAGAATAAGCAAGTGTGCTGAAAGCAGCCTTTTCTTTACTATCATAACCTACAAATATGTTAATCATTTTCTACCCTCTCTTAATACCATTTGATTTTCACCACTAAAGCCTTGGTTTTTTCTACTAGGTCCTTTTGTATGGTCATAATACATTCCTAAAACTGACCTTGCTTGTACATGGGCTTTCTTGTGGTCTCCAATATTATTATTCATTACATCTCTTTCTTCTTCAAATTTAATTCTTACATGGTCCCAAACAAAACTATCATGGCATTCTATTAGTTTATATATGTCATCACTATTGTACATTCTTAACATTTCATCTGCGTAATTTTGTATCTCTGGATGTTTCATATTAAAACCTAAGAAACCACATTCACTATATTGACCACCTCTACCAAGATAAGTCATCATACAATCTTCTTTATATAGTTTCTCAGCTACAACTTTTTCAGGCATAGGGTGGTAAAATACACTATCTGCGTCAACACCCATAATAAAATCATAATCACTATATTGTTTTATAGCATGACAATAACCATAAACCTTATAACTAAATCTAACTGCGTCTTGTAAGAAATCTTTTACTGGTCTATGTTTGTTTCTTTCTACAAACTTTTTTAAATCTGGTATTGCGTCATACATACCATCATCTTCATTATAGACAGTATAAGGCCATGACCAATTATAAGTTGCCTCAAATCTATGGGCATACTCTTTGTATAGTTTATCATTCCAAGTTGTAATTGTTAGTAGTTTCATATTTGTACCTTATATACTTTTTTCCATACTGCAAAGTTTAATATAATAAACAATTCTTTTTGAGCATAGAGACCAATAGATTTTTTATCTCTTTTTGTTTTATCCTGAAATTCTTTATTGTTTAGATATTTATTTTCAATGTCATCATTAGTATATTCAAATAAATCTTGCAACTCTTTATCTTTTAATATCTCTCTTATATAATCTTTTAACACACCATTATTTGGAGCTGGTTTAAGTTTAGTGCCTACTATTATTTCATCTGTAGGAAAACGCCAACCTGTTTTTACATGATTTAATATCTCATCTGGCAATCTATTTCTAAAAGCTTGTTTTTGTAATAACTTATTATCGTGCAATGGGTTTTTAATAAACTCTGGTGGTGATTTTAATTTACCAGGTATTGCTCTAACATAATCTCTAATACACTTATTCATGTATGGAAATCTACCCTCCATACTAAATGCCATTCCTAACTTATCATTTCTAATTAAAAAGTCTTCAGCTAAGGCATTTAAACTTTCAATATATAAAAAATCATTTAAACTATCACCTGTCATAGGTGTTGTAGGTAACCAATCATACAAATAGTCCATCATATCTTCGACACTACATTGTATTTCTGGATTTTTTAGTTTTCTATTGTGCATAGATAAACCACCTAACTTTCTTTTCCAATCAGGCTTTGTGTGATGTTTATAACCAGCAAACAATTCATCACCGCCGTCACCAGATAATGTAACTGTTATATTGTTTTGTGCTATAAACTTGTTTGTATTATAATATGTGGGAAAAGATTTACCTTGTCTTGGTTCTTCTAACGCATAAAAGGTATCTTCTAATGCGTCAACATAATCTTGTTGTGTTTGATTTACTGTATTGTTAAACACTTCAAATTTTTCTGCAATAATTTTTGCTAAATTACTATCATCATTTAATCTACTATTAGGGTCAAGTAATTCAAATTCAGAGGTAAAGGTATTTGGTTTTACCCCTAACTCTTTCATCTCATAAAGTATGGATGTGCTGTCGATACCACCTGATAAAAATAAACCAATATTTCTTCTACCCATTAAGGTCTGTTTTACAGCCTGATTTACTCTATCTCTTATTTCGTGTGTGTGATGATATTCATACTGGTAATTGTTTAAGTTTCTTTGATTGATTACATTACTTTCAATTACATCATAAGTTCTAACTTCACCTGGTACTAGTTTCTGTATGCCTTCAAATAGTGTTAGGTAACC